GACGGCGATCTGAACTACCGTGGGGCCTGCCCAAAGGAAGCTTTGGAGCAGGTCACCTTTTTTAACCGCCTCCGCCGCGAATACCCCGACACGCTTGGGATCATCGCGTTCCACGTCCGAAACGAGGGCAAGCGCAACCATTTGGAGGCCGCCACGCACAAGGCCGAGGGCATGACCGCAGGCGCGCCAGACATCCTTATACCTGGCGCGCCTGCGTTCGTCTGTGAGCTTAAGCGCCGCGACCACACCCAGTCAGAGCTTCGGGCCGCACAGCTTACCTATCTGAGGGCCGCACAGGGCGCTGGGTGCTTCGTCTGCGTGGCCCTAGGGGTCGATGCCGCGTGGGAGGCACTCCATGCCTATCTGGCGCGGTAGGCGGCCCAGCGACCGCATCAGGGCCGTGCTGATGGGGCAGGTGGCGCTGGAGAGCGAAGACCTCGGCATTCAGTCTGTGTGCAGCAAATATATTTTCGATGGCGCAACGGCGGTTCTCAAGCTAAAGACCAAAGAGGCGCGCCGTGCGGCGCTGGACAAGGCACCCGCCCTGATCCGGCCCCACCTTGAGCGCGAGGTTATGAGGTTATTCCGCCGATGAGGTTCTTGATTACGCTTAACATGCCATCCCGCAAGGGCGAACTGGTCCACCAAGTGATCTGCGAATATCCTGTCAGCAGCATCGAAGAGCTTTTGGAAGACCTGAACGAACGCGATTTCATCATCGCAGAAGAGTTCTACCGCAAGTCCGACAATGCTGGGTTTTACTCTGTTGGCATGATGTTGTTGAACACCATGCACATCGGCAAGATTAAGGCCGAGGTCAGCCGCGACAGTTAGGCGACAACGCTGCCATAAAAAGTTCCATTGTTCGTCACGGTGACAGTGCTGTTGTTTTTGTCGATAGACGCGCCACCTGCACCTCCAGAGACTGTCCCTTGGCTGCTTGAGAAGTTGCCGCCAGCCGCACCCCAACCGCCGCCGCCACAAGCACCAACATTGTCGCCACCGCTTGAAATGCCACCGCCAACAGCACCGCCAGCGCCACCATCAGCGGCGTTGCTTCCGTTAGCCCCTCCAGTACCTGGGAGAATACGACCACCGCCGCCGCCAGAACCGCCGCCATTTCGCGTGGAGGAAATGCCATCCAGCCTGTAACCGCCACCGCCGCCGCCAGCGCCACCGCCGCCACCGCCGCTTGCGCCGTTCCCTGAACCGCTACCGCCAGCAACCCCTACAGCGCCACCGCCGCCTGGTGTCCCAAGGGTATAGCCGCCACGCGCTTGATACGCCTGACCACCAGAGCCGCCGCCAGCACCGCCGCCGCCGCCACCCCAGATTTCTCCACCGCTATTTCGCATACCAGCGCCGCCGCCACCGCCACCCGCGATATAAGCGCCAGTGTTGTTTAAAATGGACATGGTGGCTGTTGTGAACGAGTTTGTAACCGTTAATGCAGGACCGCCAACTTTTCCTGTTAAGTTTGTAGTGCTGCCAGATGTTGCAAATCCGCCAGCGCCACCCATGCCCAAGACATAGCCGCTGTTCACAATGCCAAACCCGTATGGGAAGGAACCACTGATGTTCAGGCCGCCGCTGGCTGTTGTTGTCGAATAGACGTAAATGCCACCGTTGACGGTGACTTGGAAGTAGCTTGCACCGTCCCAGCCTGCTGCCGTCAGGAAAACGGAATCAACGGTAAGATTTGCGGTGTTGGAAGCAATGGTAACCGTAAACTTCTTGGACGCGCCGTAGAAGTTGCCCACCGCAATGGGGAAGGTTCCAAGGGCAGTTTGGGCCGTACCAAACACCGTTGCAGTGCCAGGGTTGCTGACCAAGGCATAACTGAATGATCCAGCCGAAGACGCCGTAACGGTGTATGTGCCGTTGTAGCCAGAGGGGGTCATGCTATCAATGCCAACAGTAGCCCCAACTGGGATGACTGTTGAGCCGTTGAACCCAATTGTAACCACGCTTGCCAGCCAACTTGCTGACGTAATGGTAAAAAGGTTTGTCGGCACATTGACGTTGTTGTCAGTGACATACGCGCCATCCCGATAGTATTCGGACATGCTGACGGGGTCCACACCACCAAACGCTGTTTGGATTTCGGATAACTCTATTGGTGTGCCATTACCGCTAAACGGAAGTCCCATTTACGGCGCTCCAAATGCCGTGATGTCGCCAGAAGTTGTCAACGCGCCTACGCTGGTTAGGGTGAGCTTGTTTACGCCATTGTAGGCAAACGTCAGGTTTGTGCCGCTTGCAGTGATGGTCCACGCCTGAGTACCGCCGCTGATCGACAGGGGGCTGATCAGGGCGTTCTCGTAGTAGATGTCCGTGCCGTTTGAATAGGCGACAAGGTTTTTCCCCTGTGGAACGGTAACGGTTGTCCCTGCGGCTGCCGTGCGGAAGGTCAGCGTGTATGCCCCGCTAGTGGCGTTGATCAGCAGCCATTGGCCACCCACACCCGATGGCACCTGATAGATCAGGTTGGACGACAGAACCCCAGAAAATATGATGTTCAGGTTCTGGTAATCGGCTTCGGCGAGTGTTTGCGTCCCGCCAAGACCCGTGACCGTCTTGGTCACCGTGCCACCAAACGCCTTGTCGATGATGTCAAAGTTGGCGTTTAGGGGCGTGTCCCAGTTAAGGGAGCCATTGGCGGGGTCTGTAAGGCCCTTGTTGGTCGTGGTCATCAGATGCTCCTGTTCGCAACTTCTAGGGCGTGGGCCACCGCGTCATCGCTCTGGTTCAGCAGCGGTTCGGTTTCGGCGCTCCACCCCTTCTTAGCACGTTCTGCGGCCCGCACCAACTGGTCTGCCGCATCGTGCGAAGACACACGGCCACCCGACTTACGGCCTTGGCGGTCGTCCGGCATGGCAATAGATGTTGCTGCACCCCTTACGGCTGGGGCAAAAGCACTTGATGGGATTTCTGGGTTTACAAGCTGGTTGCCAAGGTACTTTTGAACCATTGGCTTCATGGCCTGTCGCATGATCGCCCTGCGCGCAGCATCTGCAATAGGAACACCTACCGCAGCGCCTGTGGTTAGGGCCGTGCCAAGTGGACCAAGACCAAGGAAGGCCGCACCCTGAAGCGCGCCAAATGCAGCGGGGAATGCAGAAGCAAATTCCGCTAATGGCGCAAATTTACGCAAGGTTTGATTTCCGCGTGGCGCTGGGAGCGGTTTTGCCACAAGGACACCAGACTTGGCCAGATCGCCAATCTCGCCACGCCTACCAGTCACAACACCACGACGATCTTGCTTCATAACAGCGTTGATCAAATCCTGTGGCGCGATGACGCCAAGGATGCCGCGATCCTTGTTTGGCTTTAAGGCAAATTCTGCCGCCAGATAGTTGCGATATTGGTCGCGCGCTTCACGCCACGCTGCCATTTTTTCTGGCTGTCCCGCAGCCGTCATCGAGTTTTCAATGGCGTCATCAAGGGCAGACCTTACGTTGTACGCTGCGTCAGCAACAAAATTGTCTTTGCTGTACAGATGGTTGCCAAGGTTGGTACGCCAAGCCGCCATAGTGGATGCTGGAATTGGCTGACCTGTCCTTGCGGCATGTTGAACGTCAGCAATAATGTCTTCAATGATCGGCGGTCGGACGGTTACGTTTGTGTTGGAAAAATACCCTTTTTTGGCATCGCTAAGAGATGACATCAAAGGGTAGGTCGGCATAACATCAACGCCAGCCACGGCATTTTGCATCCGATACAGGATGGCTTTTTGTGCCGCATCCATAGCCTCTTCGGATGCAACGGGTGAATTGCTCCCAAGTTTCTGCATGGTCGCTGCGGTAAACGCCTGCGCCTGCGGACTGTCTGGCGCTGCACCAGCAAAAGCTTGCCCTGCGGCAGTGTCGCCTTCTGCGGCAAGAATGGATGGCGACCCTGTTTTCTGTCCAGCCGTCACCTTAACGCCTGCTTTTTCAAGCGTATCTGCCGCCGCCAAGCGTTCTGGTGATGCACCGCCACCGGGTGAGATTACGCGACGACCAAAACCTTCAAGGGCGTTAGCCCCAAGGCCGCCCAAAATGGCACCAGCCAGTCGCGCCGCTGGCTCGACATACTTGTTGCTCGAACCCTCAAAGGTTTGACCAAGAAATTCGCTTCCTAGGGCTGGAAGAATACCACCTGTGATGATGTTTCGCGCAATCCCGCCCGGTCCAGCTACAGCGCCCGGAACAAACTCCCCAACGGTGCCAGCGTATCTTCCCGGTGTGGTCTTGGGCTTGTAACCCATTACGGATGGAAGTTCGCGGGTCAGGGCTTCTTTACTGCTCTCTCCGCTTATTGCACGGTTTGCGCCGCCGGGAAGAAAAGCCACAGAGCCGCGCTCCACCCACTCTGGTATATCGTACCCCGTGGCACGTTCCACCATATGCATACCGCCCTGCACGACATCGCTGGGCAAATCAACAAGTGATGCTGACCCACGAACAAGTCCAGAACCAAAAGACTTCGCCATGTCTTCTGGGATGCTTGGACGAGCGGGCGGCTGTCCAGCAGCCGTCAACAATTCCTCATCGCTTGGCCCTGAAGGCTTCGCGACTTGAGGAGCTTGGGTTGCATTCAAAAGTTCTTCATCGGACACGCCGGAAAGATCAAGACCAGCCATTATGGTTTCACCAGCTTTCCTTCAGAGTTTCGCTTATAACCACGCCGAATTAATTCAGCTTCAGCAGCGGTTGGTTCGATACCTTCCCCAGCAAACCTTGGCATGGATGCCATTGCTTCTTCGAGATATCGCTTAAACGTCCTGCCTTCGTCAGCAAACTTTTTGGCATATGCGTTTACATCGTTGCCATGTACCGCTGGGTCATATTGGTTGTAGTAATCCAAGCGGTATTGAGCTTCGGCCTTTGTGATGGCAAGAAGTTTTTTGACCGCTTCTGGCTGCATATTGGGTGTTGGCGTTACAGTTTGTAGCATGTCAATTTCTGCCGCAGGCGCCCCGCCGGGGAGCGTCCTAAGACGGTTAGCCATGATCTCGCCAGCGCCCTTCATGGCAATTTCATATTGGGCTGGATCGGTTAGATCGTAACTTCCCCATCCCGTAATGTTGCTTGGGTCAAGAGCGGACAATACGGCGCTTGCCTCTGCACCTACATTTGCAAACTTGCCGGGTTCCATTTTCGTGTAAACGCCTTCAAGCGTTGACACAGCAGCAAGTTGTTGGCCCGAATTGTTGATCACATCGGGGGCTTCTTCACGGAATTTGGCTGATGCCAATCGGTCGGCCTCAGTCTTAGCCTGAACGTTTCCAACTTCCGAATAACCCGGAATTTGGAACTGTTGTCCATTAGCATCAATTGTCATGCCGCCAGAGGCGTTGATGTCGTTCAGGTGCAGCCTTGCTTCCGCAACCTGTTTTCCAATCGGGGAGTCTGCGGGGAACATCGAATTGTCAGAGATGAACTTTTGTATGGACACAGGGTCGTCCTGCATTTTTACAGTTCTTCCGCCCATCTGAACAACGCCGTTTTGATACTGGTTCCATGTCATCTTATCCCCAGTCGCAGGCTGTCCGATGCCCGTACCAGTGGGGATTTGATAGCTTGCACCGATCATAGACGCGTACTGCTGTGGCGTCAGATTGGTGCCGTTCATCTCGTTGTATGTCATAGTATCCATTTGGATATTACGCATATTTTCGATATTTGCTTTGGCAACTTCCGGCGTTTGCTTAAGAAGCTGCTTATAAGTTTCCATGCCGCCACCGAGGCCGGACAGGATACCACCTAGCGGCGAGATCGTCTGGGCTTCTGCCCCTTTGGCAAGACCGCCCAGCAAAGACATGACGGCATTGGAGTTCAAGGAACCATCGCGATTGTGGAAGAACTTCCCAATCAGGTTGCGATCCTCGTAGGGCTTGACGCCCGCAGCAAGGCCATCGCCCATCGTGGAAATTTGAGTGTTAAAGTTGCCTCCACCCGCCACGCCATTGCCTGCCGATGCGGCCCAAGGGCTTTCGCCATAGTTGTTGTATAAATGTTGAGCGATCTGTTCTTGAAGTTCAGGCGTCATTACCTCGTTGCCCGTCAGGCCCATGTCGTCTCTGGCCTGCCGCAGCGTGGCCCCAACGATCTGGTATTCACCCATGGGGGTGGCAGTACGACCAACCTGTTCACGGGTATAGTTTGCATATGGGCCGCCTGGCTTGGCAAATTCGATTGCCTGATCAACGGTCATATCGGTGACGTTCACACCAGCAAACGGACCACCTTCACGGTTAGAGAAATTCAAAAGCGCATTAGGATCGCCACCGCTTTCGCGCTGCGACACTTGGGGCCGGAAGGCATCCCAACCTGTCGGGGTCGGTTCGGCGCGGCGCGTTACTGGCGCAACAACACCAGTGGCTGGCGCGGCAGGGGTTGTTGGGGCAACAACGCCACCAGTGGGCGGTGTCACGCGGGGCGGGGCGCGATCCACGTCAGAGGTTACTGGCGCAACAACACCAGTGGCGGGCGCGGCAGGGGTTGTCGCAGCAACAACGCCAGTGGCTTCGGGTGCCATCTCATATTTCCGCGTGACGGGGTTCCATACGGTGGGATGTGCTGATCCGCCGCCTGGGGCATACCCATGCCTCTGGTCAATCGCGCCGCCGTTCTTTGCGCCGCCGCCCAACATGGCGATCAGCTTGACGATGTCTTCAGTCCCGCTCCCCTTCTGTTGCTCTGGCACATCCGCCACCATCAACTGGCCAACAGGAAGATCGCCAGCGGGGACATAGCCTTCGCCACCAACGCCGCTTTGCGTATAGGTGCGCGGGCCAGCGACACCACCAGATGCGTAGCCCTCGACGGCACCGCCAGAGGCAAACCCAAGCCAGTTGCGTGGGGTCTGGGTCGTGGTGGTGCTGCCAGCGGCGGCACCAGTGCCTGTGGCGATGTTGGCGAGGAACTGCGCGATTTGGAAGGGATAGCCCTTTTCCTGCATGAACTGGTTGATCATGGCGTCTTTGCCAGCCTGTTCGGTCTGTTGCTGCATGGTGCCAGCCGCGATCTTGGCTTGCGCGCCTTGCAGACCTAACTGTTGCGACTGAGCGCCAAGTTGCGCCATCTGCGATCCGCCTTGCAACTGACGCGCCAGATCGGCCTGCGAAGCACCAAGGGCTTGCGTGTAGCCTTGGTTCATAATGTCGGCCATGGTCTTGCCGTAGCCCATCTGGTTCTGCTGTTGCAGGTTGGCTGCGGCGATGCCAGCGCGGTCCCCCCCAAAAGCACCAGACGAAATGGCCGTGCCAAGCGCGCCTGACTGGGCTTGCTCTTGCTGCTGGCGCATGTAGGCACCAGTCGTGTCGGCCACGCTCTTGATGTAGGGCGACATGTAGCGGTCAATGCCCTCGTAGGCAGGCCCCATGCCCGCCTGCGTGGCCGTCGTGGCTTGGGTCATGTACGGCTGGTACGATCCGGCAGTGGCGTTGATGTCGGCTATACCAGCGCCCTGCTGGGCGTTCATCTGGGCAACATAGTCAGCCGCAGTCTTGCCAAACGCCTCGTATGGCGTGGCGGCAGCCGTTTGTGCCTGTTGGTTGACTGCGTTGTAGCGCGCCAAAACCTCTGGCGGTATAGACACCGATGAGGTTGTTGTTGCCTTCTTGCCGCCCATTCCGTTTATCCTTCAGTCAGGCCCGTTTTGGCGTTGTATAAAAAGTAGACCCCAGCCGGAGCGCCGAACACACGTTCGTAGAGACGGATTTTCGCCTCAGTCCTTGTGTTCGACAATACCCCAATCGCCAGAGGAATACCAAGTTTTTCTGAAACGGTCTTTGCCCACTCCGCAAGTTTGCGGGCGCGACCGCCTTTTGCCGACCGAAACTCTGGTGCGACATAGATTGCTTTCTCGTCCAAGATGTTCTCGTGGCTGTACCACATGGACCCGATCCGCAAGATAATCATAGCCTCCAGTGGCTCACCCGCGTCACCCCCGATGACGCCAACTAAGCCCATTTGCTTGGTAAGCGCCGCGTATATGTGGTTCTGCAACATTGGAATGTCAGGCTCCACAAAAGCGTTTTCGCGGGTGGCGTCGATGGACATACGCATCACCTCGTTGAAGTCTTCAGCAATCCCTTCGCGGACGTAGATTTGGGTCATCTATATTTAATCCTTTTTCGGACCCGGCAAGCTTTGCAGTGTTTTGATGGTTTTCTGACGCATCTTTTTCACGAAAGCATCCAAGACCTTGTGTCCGTGGTCCAAGTCGCCACCACCGATATGTACAACATCTTCCGGCGGAATAACATACTCCCCGCCAGCGGCCACAATTGGAACGCCAGAGGTCGCGCCACCATCGGCCATTCCAAAGAATTTCCCAACCTTGGATTGGCCCTGATCGTCTTTCTTAAAGGCATTGCCCGCTGTAGCGCCGACGATAGGCCCAAGACCCGTAATAATTCCCAATCCAGCGCCAACCAACCCAGCATTCCTGTTTAGCCAAGTGCCTTCAGGTGCTGCGGCGGTTCCTGCGGCTGGTGCGGGTGCGGCAACACCGCTTGGTGCCGGGTTGAACAGTGATCCACCTTTGCCGCCACCGTTGACGCGGTCAAGCCAGCTATTGTAGCCGTTGGTCTTGCCCATGAGGACATCACCAAAGGCGGGTCTGTCGCCCTTAGCACCCATGCCACCACCATCAAACATGTCACCAAGGTTCTTATAGCCAGCGCCCTTGCCGCCGCCGTTGATCATGTCCCACAGGCCCGTGTAGCGGTCGGCTTGCGCTGGTGCTGCCGCTGCCGGACGAGCTTGGGGGCGGGGGCGAGAATTGCCACCATCTGTCTGGCGGGCATTTGAATAATTAGGCGCGGGCTTGGGGCGATCAGCCGCCTTGGCAATCTGGTTTGCCGTTCCAGCGGCCATGTTGGATTGATGGCCAGACTTAAGTGCGGCACCTGAGCTTGTGGTGTCACCACCGTCATAGTACCCAAGGCGACCACCTTCAGCCTTGCTGTACGGCAGGCCGCTTTCACCGTACGGCGTACCCTTGGTGATGTCGCGGGTGTGGCGGCTGAAGATGTGCTTGGCGACTTTGAAGCCCGCCATGCTGTTGCCTTCCCCCATGGCCGAGATGATGTCGGCGGGGATGACGTAGGAGCCGGAGGCAACGTGCATCGGCAGGTGGTCCGTGCGGCCCGCCACAGAGCTATGGATGGCACCCTTGTGGACTTTGCCCCCACGGGCGCGGGCGGTGCGAAGTGCTGCCGCCACGGCCTGCTTTTGGGGGTGACCCGACTTGACCATCTCAGAGATGTTGTCGGAGATGGTTTCTTGGGACGAACCCTTCTTGAGCGGCATCTTATTGTCCTTCCGAGTAAGATACGACAAGGGTCATGCCCGTGCCTGGGACCACTACCAGTCCGTTGTTGTAAGGCATGTTGATCACGGTAACGCCAAGGGTATTGTCCACCACCGCAAGCGCACTGGTCAAGGATGTTGTCAGGTTGCTGTCGTAGATCATGGCTTCAGCCGATCCGGCGACAATCACGCTTACAGACGCCAAGCGGCCCTGACCGCTGGAGACAAGGTGAACACCCGCTGGTGAAACCGCTGGAGAAGTCGGCGTTAAGGTCAAAGACCTTTGCGCGCCCTGAACCTTCACATAGGTTTGGGCTGCCGTATTGAGCGCCACGGCGATGTTCTTGGCAGCCGTAAGAATGTCTGAAAGCGATGACATCAGAACTTCCCATCAGGTTGATAGCGGTATCGGATATTCCCAAGCCGCCAGAAAGAGTTGAGGTCGGTGCTTTCAACCCTGATTGCCACAAGCCTTGCGCGGAACCTTGGGGTGACAAAGTCAGTGCCTTGCGTGACCGTGAAGGAGTACGTCCTTGGCGTGTCGCCAGGGTAGTCTACCGTGTAGAAGGTGATTACGACACTGGCGTTTTGAACGCCGCCGTAAAAGCCCCACTTCATGTCGGGCCAGACCTGATCCAAGAACGTCTTCAGGTCGCCCTCTTGGACGGCAAAGTAACCCGTTTGGAAAAACGAGTTCATCGCGGCACCATCAGCATTGTTGGACGTTTCATGCTGGTAGATGTTAAAGTCTCCGCCTGCCCCAATCGGTGGCCCGTTAACCCCTTGGTCAATCCACGCCGTGCGAGACAGCGTCCCATAATCCCACTGGTTCAGCAAAGCGTTGTATTTGACGTAATTGGTTGCAACGCCTTCAAGCGCAGTGCCGATGTTCAACTTGCTGGGGTAGTACCAAGACACTTCGCCAAACCGAGAGTTCGGGGCGCACACCACGTTTTTCCAATATGTGGTGTCAATGTCTTGGAAGATCACGTCCCAGACTGGGCAATTTATTGGCTCCACGCCTGCGCCAGATAGCTTGAAGAACTGGCTTTGGCTCATCCAGTAGACAGTGCCAGCCAGCGTTCCAGCGGCCTTCCGGCCAACCAGACCACAGCCGGACGCAACTTCGTTGAACGAGTAGACCAGAGGCAAGTTGATATATTGCATCGACCACAGGGAAAGGTCAGTCCACAGCAAGCCCTGTTGCGGACCCTGAAGACCACCAACAATCCTTGAACCCTTGGGGATGCGATATGATCCGGCTTGGTTGGTGACCGTGCCAATCCAATTGGTAAAGTTGCCAACATCGCACCACCGCACCAGAAGCGGGTCTTGGAAGCCCGTGAACGTGGACCCATAGGCAATGATCTGGCGCTCTGGCATGGCCACAAAGAAGCCCTCGTTAACCAATGGGGCGTTGGGAATGACAGCGGCATGACCGCTTGCATCTGCGGGGTTCCAGAAGAAAATTTCACCATAATGTGGCGATGCCACTAGGTATTCTCCAAAGTTGTCCAAAGTCCAATCTGGTTCAGTTGGGTTGGGCATTTCAAAGCCCCAAGAGATAACTTCAACTGTTACAACGTCAGAATTATTTATAGGAGAGGCAAACGTGAAAAATCCAAATGGTCCTGCAGTCAAAACTGTATATTTGCCATTAAAATAAGTTGATCCAGAAATGGCAATTATGCTTCCAGGTGTCAAATAAATGTCGGTTCCTGTGTTAAGAAATCCTTCTGCTATGGTTCCATTTCCAACAATAGTCACCGATGTGTAGACACGACCAGTACCACTGAAAACAACACCAGTACCGTACCCGCCGTCACCGTAGCCGCCTGTGCCGTAACCGACAGGTGGTGTCGTTGATTGTTGGCCAATGTAGTAGTTTAGACGCGCCAAGCCGTCATTCATTTTAAAAATAATTGCATTTACCTTAGCAGTTCCAAAGACAGTTGCACTGCCTGGGTTTACTGCCTTGGCGTATTCGAAATACCCAGCCGAAGAAACCGTTACGGTGTATGTGCCATTGTATCCACCTGGCGACATTCCTGCTATGACAACAGAAGTTCCCACGGGGACGACCGCATTGTTGTTCATAACAATTGTAACTGCACCCGCAGCCCAAGAGGCAGAAAATATTTCAAATAAATTTGTTGGGGCGCTTGCCGCAGTAATTGTAAATGTGCTGGTGGAAAGCACTGATGTCACAATGTAGTTCCCGTACAGAATAACGTCACCGATGGTAACGTCACCAATGGCGGTGGGAACCAAGATTGGGAAAGTGGAACCAACGGAATACCCATGGTCTTCCAAAGTCACAGTTATCGTTGGCGTTGACGGGTTGATTGTTGCTTTAAACGTAGCAACAGCGCCACCGCTTACCGATGACGCAATAAATGTGCCTGTAGACGCGCTGCCAAGGTTGGTTGCGGTAGAAAACGTAAATGTCCCAGATGAAGAGGTTAGGACTGTGTAAGGTCCGGCAAACGATCCGGCCCCAGAAAAGACAACCGTGGCCCCAACATTTACTGTAGTGTCTGTGGGATGCGTTACAGTGACCGTATAGGGTCCAACGCCAGTTGTGGCTATGGTTGTAACCAAGAACCTGTTAGTTGCAGGAGTTACCACTCCGATGATGTTTTTGGCAAGGATACTGTATGTGTTTGCCCCGTTTCGCTCGCATGTGTAGAAGCCAGACAGCACAAGACCACCAATACTGACTTGCGTTTGAATGTAGATTGAATCGTACGATGTAATGTTTGATCCAGTGTCGGTGATGACAACTTCATTGCTTCCAGCGGTAGTGGTAAAGCTAACTGGTATGTTTGCAGTGTAGTATTGCGGCGAAATGTTAATCGCCGTGTTTCCGCTTTCGCTGGCAAACAAGCCAGAGTCAGCGCCAATCCCCAAGTACTTGTGTGTGTTTGTGTCTGACCATGCGTGAAGCGCGCGGACGGTGTCCCACTGGGCTGTTTGGATAAACCTTGTCCAGCCGCCAAGCTTTTGTGGCAGCGCCATGCCTTGTTGGTCCGGCATAAAACGGATCAAGTTGGTTTCGGAAATGGCTGCCTCGTTCAGCGCCGGAGTGCGGTTCTGGTCAACACCGGGGATAAGCTTCAGGCTTGCATGGGCCATGTGTTAGCCTCGCGTTGGGCTGGCAACGGTTGCCGGAGATTGTGACGACCACGCCGCGCCTTCAAATTTCTTGCGGGCCTCTTCAACACCAGCCGACTTGAGCAGCAACTGGTACTGGTTCTCGTAGCTTTGCGCCATCTGTGGGTCGTCGCTTTCCTTGCCGAAGTTGCGCTGGTAGGCCGAGATGTAGATCATCGACGCCATTACCAGCAGATCAGGCAGATACTCGCTGATGAAGGTCGTTGGAACCGCAACCGAAAGTGGTGCAGGGCGGGCCGTCCCAACCACTTCAACGTAGTAGCTTTGATCCGGCACAGGCCCAACAAAAAATAGAGTGTCGTTAAACGGCACAAAATACTTAGGCACCCCACGGTTGGCCGCCAACGACGATCCGTAGACCGCATCCAAAAACTCCTTAGTCGTCGGCAGCAAAGGAACGCGGGTGCCTGTGTCTGGGTCAGTGGGTATGGTTGCGTTCACAATCAGGTTGATCTGTTCGCTGACCACAAAAGACGTTCCATTGCCCAAGTCTTGCGAGAAAGACAGGTTTCGGTTGCCAACTGTCAACGCATATCCTGCGCCATGCAGCGATACGGATGTGAACAGAAGGTCAAGATCGCGGCAAATGCGAAGGCTGGCATAGTCAATCATCATGGGGAGGATTTCCAAAAAGTTTGGGTCATCCTCCGCCACGACCGCCATCTGCGCGATCTGCGTCTTGTAGGTGGTGTACGTCAGTCCTGCCATGGCTTTACCCCTGTGTCTGAGATGACCTTACATCATCCGAGCAGTTTAGCCAATGTCTTAGGTCCGACGATGCCATCAGCAGCCAGACCGTTGGCGGCCTGCCACTTTTTGACGGCGCTTTCGGTGCCAGAGCCAAACACGCCATCAGCTTCAAGACCCAGTTCAGCTTGCATCCGCTTGACGTTTTCCCCCGTGGAACCTTTTTTAAGGACGCCAGGAATGGTTGCCGCGTTGGCAATGGGTGCCGGAACTGCACCACCCAGAACGGTCAGTGCCGCCTCGTAGTGCTTGCGCCTATCCTCAAGGCCAATGGTGCCACCGTTGATCAGTTTGGTCATCTTGACAATGTCGCCCTCGTCACAGGCGATATTCAGTTTACGGCTGTTCCAGTACCAGCAGGCGCTTTCCAGCGCCCCCTTCTTGGTCTGGACGTAGTCGATCACATCCAGCAGCGTCATCTTGATGGACAGGGCGAAGGCGCTGTAATTATCCTTGCCCGTCAGTTGGATGACGCCGCGCCCACGAAAACGATAACCATCGCCGGAGGCAGTATCTCCATTGCCCATGCGGTTGGCATAGATCACGTTGGCGATCTTCTCAGGCTGCTTGGCGTAGTCTGCCGCATTCCGGCCAGCCTTGGAAAAATACTTGGAGAAAAGTTTTTCCAACGTTTCTGCGCGGTAGTTCAGGTTTTCGGACAGGGCCGTGAAGTTCATGCTTTCGTGGCCGCACTGGGTC